AGCCGGGTTCGACTGTCTGGTTCTCACTCATGGGTTTCACCTTCGGCGGTCTGCCTCGCGGCATGATTTATCTCCACGGGAATTCCCCGGCATTGGCGCCGGGGATCAGGGATCCCGTATTACGCAACCTTGTAGTTGTTCGCTGCGTACTTGTTGAACTGATCGTCGCGGACCGTGGTGACGAGCGCGGAGGCAATCGTGCCAACCGTGAACGTGCCGGCCGGAGTAAACAGCAACCGCAGAAAGCGCGGGCGCTGGTTTGCCGGGAACGGCGGAAGCCACGGGAAGCGAGCGATGACGGTATTCGCCAGCAACGCCGCGGTGAGGATCAGCCCGGTTTCCGCATACGTCGTGAACGTCCCCGGCTGGAAGGTCGGGGTTCCAGCATCGGGTGCGCCTTGCAGCGCCACGTTAAGCGACGTGCCGCTGACCCAGGCCAACGGGCCTAGCGTGACGTTCAACTCCGGACGCGCGCCGCCGACACCCATCGCATCCGGGGCCCCGAACAGGGTCACGTTGCCAAAGATGCTTGAGTTTGCCGGGTTGATACCGGCGCCGACGCCGAGCAAGTCGATCACGTTTGGCGAAGCGACCGCGGCGGAAGTGACCGTCAGCGGGCTACCGATCGGGACGAAACTAAGTTGGCTGTCTAAGATCATGGTGGTGTTCCTTCTGTGAGCCTTTCTACCCGATCGGGTTACGTTACGCGGGTTTCGGTGATGAGGAGCTGGTCCGAGATCTTGATCGGAATACCATTGATCCCATCGACCGGAACGCCGGCGTAGTCCTCAATCCGCAACAGCACGTTTCTGTCGCGCATTGCCTGCACGTCCATCCAGTGTCGCCCGGTACGGTTGGTGTAGATGATTGGGCGAATGCCGGGGGCCGGCTCGTCGGTCGCGTCGGTCTTGGTGATGCCCGACGTACCTTTTGACAGGTGAGGCGGGAGCAACAAGAGCTCGCGGATCGTAGCGAAGATATCGAGCGCGTTCGGGCCGGCTAGGCCGGAGGTCGTCACGTCGACGTTGCAGATACGCGCGCCGTACCGCCAGTCTTGCGGGCAGAGGCCCACCATCTGTCGGAACCACGACGTATATGCCTCGAAGCGGTTGCCCAGGCTGTCGAAGCCCGGAACCGTATCGCCCTTATCTTCCATCGCGAGGCCGGCTTTCGTACCGCGGGGATACAGACCGAAGATGGTCCGGGTGCCCCAGCAGATGAGCCAGATCGAGAGGTTGTTGCCGCCGGTGCCGCCGCCATCAAGCACGTTGGCTGCGTTCTGTGCGGTTGCCGCCGATACGGTGTTGTAGAAGGTCGAGAAGCCCATGAACTCGGCGGGCGTGCTCGCGGTATTGCCGTACCAGGTCGTTTGCTCGATCGTCTGTCCCATGCCCTCGAGGAACGCGACGTCCTCGCCTTCACGGAATTGATCGATATCCCCCGACAACTCTGCCAGGAGGCGATCGACTTGGCTGTAATCTTCCAGCGTGCCCAGGCCGACACGCGATTTGGCGGTCGTGCTCTTTGAGTAGGGAACGCCCTGGTTGATCTGGCGCCAGGCGCCGGCTGGGATCGACGTGCGGAACACGAATTCATGTCCGCCCATTTCCGAGCTCTCGACAAAGGGCATGTCCTCGGGGAGCGCAATGCTCTGCGAGAGCATTTCCGCGATGAGGTGCTGTTTGCCAGCGTTGTCCATGCGGCTCGTAAGGTCGGCTAATGTGGGCCACTGACCAGTCGCCATTTTAGTTCTCCATCTTAGGGTTAGTAGGCATTACGATCGCCCATCCGCGCTGGATCTCGGGTGATCGTAAATATCCCGCAAGCGACGGTTCGGCCGCTGGCCGTTGTTCGGTGGCGGGCGCGGATTTAGTGAAGGCATGGCGGGTTCGTCGTAGAACCGCGCCGCCTGATGCAAAATGCGGAGGAATTCGGGATGGTCGCCGGCGCCGGTGACGCGAAGGAATTCCTCGAAGGCTGGGCGATGCTGTTCGGGGACCAGCATATCGCGCATCCGAGCGATAGCCCCCATTGCGGTCTGGTGTCCGGAGCCGCCGAGCTCTTGGTCCGATCTGGTCTTTTTTTGCCATTCCTGACGGGTATTGGTGAAGGCCCGTTGCTGCTCGTCGGCCATGTGCTGCGCAAACGCGCGCATTTGCTGTTCGTGCAGATTGACAAGACCTTGCGCGCCCTCGGCCGGATTGGCGCGGAAGTCGTCAAAAGCCTTGTGGACGGTGCCCTTTAAGGCGTCGTCCATCTTCATCGTGTCCGGCAGTGTGTATTTATATTCGACCGGAGAAGGCGCCGCGGGTTGCTGTGGCGGTGCGGCGCCGGTAGTGCCGGGCGCCGCTTCGGCTGGTTTGGCTGGTGCTGGTGCGGCCTGGGCCGGCTCTGCCGGCTTTGCTTCTGCGGGTTTTGCCGCCGCGTCAGCCTTTCCTTTGTCGAATTCCTCGAGGAGGGTTGGAACCGACGCTGCGGGTTCTACGCCGGGCGCCGGCTCCGCCGGCTTAGCTTCGACCGGGGGAGCCGCGACAGGGGATGGGCTTGGCGCGGGAACGGCCGGAGCCGTAACCGTCTCTGCCGCGGCCTGGGGGGAGGAAGTCCCTGGCGTTGCAGCGGGAGACGGTGCCGGTGTAGGCGTCGGGGTAACTGGGGTTACTGGATCAGCCATTACTTATCTCGTTGTACGCGCGGCATTTTCGGCCGCGTAAAGCGTGGATCGTGTTCGTCTTGCATTAGAAATACCCCCTCACGCGCGAGGGCCGCCCAACTCTGGAATAGGCGTAGTCCAAGGGATCTGGCGCCCATGTGGAACCATGACGCTTCCGGTTGAGGGAAACCTGATGGCCCCACGCCGAAACGATCGTCGAAAGTGCCTGCTTGTTGGAGAATGCCCCACATCTCAGCGCGGCCAATCGGATCGCTAAAAATACTCTGCCAAAAACGCTGGATATCGCGGTGGCGAAGTGCTGCTTTCGTGAGACGCTTGCGATGCGCAACCGGGTCGGCAGCATCGACCGCAGCCGTATCGGGCTGTTCTTGATCTTCAACTGGTTCAGTGAATGGATCATCCGCCATTCATTCTGCCTTCGAGGGGAACGATAAGGCCGCCAGGCGATCGGCTCCATCCGGCGGGCCTGGTATCGCGGTGCGGCGCCGGGCCCATGACGGGCATGATCGGGCCGATGCTATTGGTGCGCTTGGTGCGCAATTCTTCGGCTTTGGCGTAGGCGGCGCGAAGATTGAGGGCAAGTTTGGTGAAAAGTGGGTGGATTTGGCCGGGCGCGACTTTAACGCGGGCGCCGTTCGGTTGCTTGGTGCCGCGCAGCCAATTGCCGGCGCGCTTGTGGCATTCCGCCATGAACATGCCGATTTTCAGCCAGCGGGTATCGCCGCCACGAAAATAGGCCACTTGGCGACAGGCGCCTTCGGTAAGACGGAGTTGATCGCGCAGCGCGACGTAGGCCGGTCCTTTGCGGGGAGAGACGGCAAGCTTGTCGCAGCTTTGCGCCGCAAGACGCAAATTGGTTTTCAGGCAATCGAGAACTTCGATCTCCGAGAGATCACCCATTTCCGATCAATGCGACGGAACGCCGGTTCCATACAATGCCGGCTTGCATTCATTGAGGATTATTCATAGAATTCCTGAACCATTGAGGAAGCACCCTTGCCCCTACCCGAAGATACTTGGCTCAGTCGAAAGGCCGCCGCGCTCTATCTGACGCGGGGCGGGTTCTACATTACCCACCGCACGCTCGACATGATGGCGACCCACAACAACGCCGGGAAGGGCCCGCCTTTCATTCGAACGAGTTGGAAGTCGGTCCGCTACAATCAGGCCGAATTGGACGCCTGGGCTAAAAAACAAACCGTGCGGGTGGAGTGATGCACGATCCGGGGGAATTCGTAGCAGTCCATTGGAACGAAGGCCACAGGCGGAGCGCCCAAAAGATACTGAACATTGTGGAGCGATCCCCCTCGCCTATCGACGCATTCATGGGGCTTATCCTCGCCTTGTGGACGCTCAGAAAGGGCGGCGGATGGCGCGATGACGATTTCCTCATGCTGGTTAAAGAGACATTAAATCAATTGGCTGCGGTCGGGGGAGAAAAGCACTAGTGCCGACAATCGGCCTGTCCATGATCGTTCGGAACGAGGCGAAGCTCATCCGGCGGTGCCTGGAAAGCGTGCGCAAACTCGTTGATTTCGTCTGCATTTCCGACACAGGGTCCACCGACGAGACAAAGCCGATCATTCGCGCCTTCCTGGCCGAATATAACATTCCCGGCGTCATCGCTGACAACCCTTGGCAGGATTTCGCCACAAATCGAAACCTTGCCCTTGCATCGCTCTGGAAAAACAGCGGGATCGACTACGCCTTTATGATCGACGCCGACGATCAATTGGAGATCGCGCCGAGCTTCGACATAGACGGGCTCAAGGCCGGCATGGACAAGGATCTGTACGACGTCACCGTTTCTCACGGCAACATCATCCATGCCCGGCCGCAAATCTTCCGCAACAAGCCGGAATATCACTGGGTGGGCGTTCTGCACGAGTATTTGCAGGCGCCCCCGCTTTCATCGCGCGCAGCGGCGCCAGGTCTAGTCATTAAAGCGTCGATCGAGGGCTCGCGCGGCTCCGATCCGCTAAAATATGCAAAAGACGCGGAAATTCTGGAAAATGCGCTAAAAACCGAGAAAAACGAGTATTTGCGCAACCGCTAC